CTCCATCTTGGCCAATATCTTCAAAGCCAATTAAATCTAAATCTGTGTGAACTTCATATAATGTTAACTCTTCGTTGTAACTAGAACCTTTTTCTACGCCTTGTATGTCATCAATTGTTTCCTTGACCTCATCATAGTTTGATCCTCCGCTATCAGATGAGGGTAAATCTATATCTCTGTAAAACCCTTGCAATTGTAACTTTCTAATCTCATTTTTATCCATACGGACAACATGAGTAATGCGTGTAGATGTTTTAAGGTCTGTTGCATTGTAAGGGACAATTAAATCCTCTGCATGAACAAATCTTGAAACAGCTCTTTGCATTGAAGGGTCAAAGTAAATTTTTTTAAATGCTGAACCTACAATTGGAAGATAAAACAACATTTGATCTAATTCAGGATCATACTCTTCCATCTCATAAGTTATTTGATAATTCATATAATTTTTAACACGTTCTGCTTGTGCAAGTAACTCAGGGTTTTCTGCACCTACAATATGTGTTCTAACAGGTCCACTTGCTGGTAGCATTTCTCTGTATGCTTGTGCTTGGAACTGTGTAACGCTTTCCGCTAACAGTGGGTGTACAACGCCAGATGCACCCTCAAAAGGCTCTGCTCTATCCTCATAGTTCATGCCTAGTAATTCTAAGCCACCTTTATACTGATCTTCCCAATCTCTTCTTGATGAAATATCCTCATCAATATCTGCAACAATATCACTAGATATTACTCCAAGATCGCCTTCTTCTATGTATTCTGCTAAGTTTGCATTGAAAGGAACTGGTATTGAAGCATCAAGTTGCTCTTGCATCTCGCCTATGATTGCAGATCCATCTTCTAACTCTGTTACGCCAGGTGTTATTTCAGTTTCAGAAACAGATACTTGAACACCTTGAGGTAAATCTACGTTTTCAACACCATTTACTTTTTCAATAGCCATAATTATCTAATGGAAAAACCACCACCTTTGATTGCAGCACCTCTGCCACGACACATCATTTTACCTTTTCCTTTAACAGAACCACCATCACCAAACTTTTTAGCTAAACTAGGATTCATCTTTTGTTGAACAGCCTCTGGCAACTTAGAAAAACCTTTGAACTTTGCAGGAACAGGACCACCTTCTTCCATCTTTTTGGCTTTTTTCATAGCTTCTTCATTAGCTTTTGCTACTGCCTTACTAAAGTCCTCGTTAATTATGACAGTCTTATCGGCTTTAAATGGATCTTTTTTTCTAATATTTTTTGGTCTTGATTTAGGCTTTGGTACGTTTCCGCCATCTTCCTTTTTAACTGGCTTTTCAAATACACCACTATCAATACCTACTTTTCTCATAATTCTATCCATTTCTTTCATAGATATTGAACCACCAGGCTTTCCTCTTCTTAATTTACTGACTTCCTCTCTTAATTTATCACCAACACTACCACCACTTTCCATCTCTTTAGCTTTAACTTTTTCTATTGCTTCCATAAGTCCGCCATCTTTTTTATTTGGAATAAATTTTATACCACCCTCTGGCTGAACTGCTATTGTGCCATCTTTTAGTCTTTTCTTGCCAGTTTGTCTAATCTTACCATCTTTATCAACTTTAATTATAGGTCTTACTGAACCACCATCTTTCGCCATAGTTATTGTCTCCTTCTGAATACTCAAAGCACTTCCAGGTTTTGGTGTAATATCAAAAGTCTGTGGCTTTGCTTTAACTCTACTTGTTTTTGCCATTCTTTTCAAATTTTTTGTTAAGGCAGCATCTTTCTTTTTCTGCATATCAACTGTTTTAATACCAGTTTTACCCTTACCAAAATCAGAAACCATCTTAGCTAAACCCTTTAATGGATCTACCTTACCACCTGTTTTAAGAAGTTTTAACTGTTTCATTTTAGTGGTATCAATGACTTTTATTTTAGGAGTTTGTTTTTGTTTCATCGGTGGCATTCTTTTTCCAAAATATTTGCCAGGAACTGGTTGTCCTCGTTCTTCTAACTCTCTGTAAGCTCGTCTTCTATCTGCTTCGTCTGACATTACTTAGTGCCCTTAAAACTACCGCCTCTTCCAGAAACAACTCCACCCATGTTCATTTTTTTTGGCTTAGTCATTTTTTTTGCTATTTGAATTTTAATTATTCCTGGTAAGTTTCTTATAGGATTTGCAGCCATAGACGCACCTGCTATCCCCTTTTCAGATTTAAGTATATTTTCTGCAAGTCTTTTCATTTTATCTTTCATTAGTAATACTCCATCTTTCTTCTATAGTTAGGTTCAAACTCCTCATCGTCTGGTGTAGCTATAAAACCACCTTGTCTGAATCTTAGTATAGCCTGTGTCATCGAATCTGCCAAGTCATCATGATCACCATGTGGAAAACTCGCACATTCCTCAACAACCTCCTCTGCAAAATTTGCATCTGGTCTCCAAACCATACCACTTTCAAACACAGGTGCACAAGCATTCATTCTAGCAAACTTATCAGCACCTTTGCTTGGCGTAAATGGTGTAACTGGCACACCCATACGTCTTAACTCTTGTGTTAATGGTGTACCACTTGCTTTTTGCTCTATCAAGATCATGTCAGGATCATATGCTTCGGACAACTCCATTGCTTTTTGCTTGAGTTCTGGAAAATCCCATCGACCTTTTTCTGCGTCAAGCAAGATGATGGCATCTCCTTCTCCATCAACTGGAGTGAAAATACCCCAAGTAGTAATAGCACTATAATCAGAACGCTCATTTTTTGTGAACGCCGTGTCGTAGGATTGTATGACATACGAACAGGCAGGTGGGTTATCAGGATTCCAAACATTCCACCACTCCCTTTTTATTATCGCACCTTCTTCAGCAGTAGGATTTTGCATGTATTGTGCGTTCCATTTACCTACTGGAATAGAAGCCTTTACACCCTCTAGCTCCTCTTTGCTCCAATATTCTGGCCATAATACATTATTCGTATCTGGAAAGATAGCAGGAAACTCCACGACATCCCAGCTATCGGCACCACCTTGTGCTTGTTTCTGCAATACTCTTGCAGTTAAATCTTTAATACCCCATCGTGTCATTACGATAATTATAGAACCACCTGGTTGGAGTCTTTGCCTTGGACCTGATGTGTACCAATCATAAATGCTATCTAAAGCTGTTGGACTTAAAGCATCTTGTTCTGATACTGGATCATCAATGATAAGTAAATCAGCACCCCTACCAGCTAAAGCACCACCTACACCAACTGCGTAATACTCACCACCTTTATTTGTAGACCATCTACCAGATGCTTTTGCGTCTGCAGCTAACTTTACATCTGGAAATATATCTCTAAAATCATCACTATCAATTAAATTTTTAACTTTACGGCCAAAACCAACTGCAAGTTCTGCAGTATGCGTTGCTTGTATTATCTTTAAATCAGGGCGTTTCCCCATAAGCCAGGAAGGAAATAAATAACTTGCAAATTCTGACTTTGTGTGTCTTGGTGGCATATTGACAATCAATCGCTTAATTTTACCATCAGCTACTTGCTGTAATTTATCTGCGTATATCTTATGATGCCTGCCCTCAATAAAAGATGGCCATATGCGTTTTACAAAGTCCATATATTTGTCTTGACTAAGCTTCTGCTTTTCAAGCATTGAAAGTCTGTCTAGCATAGGAGCTATCTTAGATAACTCATCATCACTTAAATATTCTGCAAACTCTAGGTTCATGTTCCTGTTGCTAAGAAATCGTCAACTGCTTTTATTAATCCACCCTCTTTGGCGGCAACTACTGGCTTAGCAGGCACGCCAGTTAACAATTCAATCAATTTATTTAGTTCACCACTGTCAAACCCAATAGGCTCAATCTTAGATGTCGCTGGTGCAAAAGGACTTGCTACAACTGTTGGTTTTGGCGGTTCAGGATCTCTTATTACAACATCACCTATTTGATTTGGTGGTTTGTCTTTTATTTTTTCTTCTTGCTCTTTTATAGTAGGAAGTTTGCGTAATAATGGATCATCATTATTATCGCCTAAATCTAAAGGTGCATTAAAGTCCATACCACTACGAACTGCACCAGTGTTACGATCTCTTGATCCAGTAATTCTGCCTTGACTATCATAGATTGGATCAAAGTTTCCAGATGCTAAGTCAGATAAAATAAAATCTTTTGCCTTCTGCTCTGCAAAATTTAAACCCGTTGTTAAAAAACTAGGAATTTGACTCATTATACCACCACTAAATTGTAAAGGCCTTCTGTCAAGTTCTTGTAATTGAGACGCTAAATCTCTGTTTTGAAATACTCCCAATGTATCTTCTCGTGGATCATCATTGTCGTCACCGCTATCCCCACCAGTAAATGTATCCAAAACATTAGTATCAGAAAATTCACCACCTTGATCGTAAGAATCTCCAGTATTAAAATCATCTATTTGAGATCCTATTTCTGCATCTGAAAAACCTCCACCTGACATAGCAGAACCACCAAAAAAGAAATTTTGCACTGGTGGATTGAAAATGTCAATGTCAGACATTGTGGGTGCCAAAGTCGGGGTTACGGCACCCACAGAAGGTGCCATACTCGGAGGATTGAGCGAGGTTGCACCATTCATATTCTTCAAAAACGTGTTAAAATTACCACGACTAGTGGCCGTTGTGTCTAATTTTACTTGTGGTGGCTGTGCTGGTGCGGGTGGGGTCGGCATAAATCCGCCCATAGGTCCATTTGCCATCAAAAATCTCCAAATTTAACGTCTTTTGGAGATAGTAACTTACTAAGTGGCTTTTTGCAATAACATTGTCATCTCTCTATTGCTTTGATCTAACAATCTCGTTACCCAAACCTCGTCTCGACGCTTTTCAGCTTCTCCTATCGTGTGCTCTATGGCGTTGCAAAGCTTCCAAATACGTTGCTCCTCGTGTTTTGTAAGTGGATTTTTGTCATTGTCAAAAGATTTTATCTCTTTTGTGGCTTTTTCAGACTTTTTTGTGTCAGTGTGATACAAAACTGCAAATTTTACCGCCTTTGGTATGCGATTTTGACCAGATTCATAACATCTATAGCCCCTTTCGCTCAATCCTAACGTCTTTGCAAAGTCTATTTGGCTTAATCTTAGCTCATTTCGGTGTTTTTTTAATATCTCACCATCCCAATCGCTATAACTCGTATCGCTTTTTTTCATTCTACCCTCTTTAGTAGTTTGTTTTGGATTAAATCCTCAACCAACTCCTCGTCAGTGCCATATCTCATGTACTTGCCACTCCAATCACACGCTATTTCAGCAAAACCCTTACGAAAATCATCATGGGTTTTAAAATAAGCTTCTGAATCTGCGTATAATTGCTGCACAATCTCTTTGGGAGTGCCCTGGTATATGTTGTCTGACATTGGTTCTAAAATATATTTAATCATATTAAGTTTATAGGCTTTGATTGCCGAAAGGTCAAGAAATTTTTTATAAAATTTTTTTGCCCAGCGTGTTTCAAAAACCTGGGGGCCGTTTGAGGGGAACTCGGCAAAAAGGTTTTACCGCCGACAATATATAAAAAAGGGTGGGTATATACCCTATACCCACCCGATTATATCGGTACCGAATTAGTCCGATACCGATTTTATTTTTATGATAATGCTACAATTCTTTGATCAAAATAGTTAGCTAGATCTTGACTAATATTTTCATAAACAAAATCAGCTACGTTATAATCAGTAGTAATGGAACCTAAAGACATTCTTGTTAAAGTTTCTCCATCGTTAATTTTATAACCACATAAATCATGTTGTCCTTGGCTCGATCCATTTTCATAACCATATGAATGTTGAGTTAAACACGTTACCGCTTTTTGTGTTCTGTATTTTCTTTTAATGGTATTAACTGTTCTTGCTACTGATCCACGGCAATTAATATCACATTCTAGCATAATCTCTTGAACAGTCGCCCCTTGCGGTCTAGATGCTATTTCATAAAACTTAAATAACTTTGTGCGAGGTCTAAAAATATTTGACATTGTAAACTCTTCAACGTCTCCACTATTAGTTAATTTAACTCTATTTTGATAGCTATGGTTAAACATACCTAACATTAAATGAGCAAAGTTATTAATCTTATTAAAGTTTAATGTTCCACTATGTTGTCTAACTTCAATAGTATTTTTTGAGATATAAGTTTTATTAAGATTAACAGAATAAAATTTTGTTAGGTAATTATTCATTCGTCTATCATTAACCGCTTCATCACAATATATAGCCTTTTGTAATTGCTCAACATTACTGCTATATTTAATCGCATCTAAATAAGCATAACTTATTGGCATACACATTCTATTCATACGTCTAGACTTAGGTAACATAGAAGATATTTTATTTTGATGTTTACAATATCTATAAACAAAATCTTTAATAACCTCAAAGTTAAGCATTTCCATATTTTCACATTGAAAGTAAAAATTTCTATGTTGTTTAAATCTCTCAATTGATTGTTCAAAAAAATCTTTTTGAGAAATATTAATAGGTCTTAAACCTATATGAATATGATGTCCGCATGATTGCTTAACTTTACACCCTAAAGTTTCATCTAAATAATTATAAAATTCTTTTAGAAATTTTTCTGTATATGGTGATCCTATTTCTAAAGGTGGAAGTTTAATTTCACACCCTGTTTCTCCTAAATATTCTCGATCTACTTTAGGAGCTAAGAAACTATATTTTTCATGGTTAGATAAAATATCGGCCATTTGATGTTCATTATATTTTAAACATTCTATTTCTAGCCCCATAGCTAAACGTATACTGTTAACGTCTAATATTTTGTTATGTGTTATTATATCCATTGTTATTTTTTCCTTATATTGTTTTAAAATGTACATAGAGTGTCGCATATATAGGTAATGAATGCAAGTTAAATTGTTCGTTTTTGTTGATTTTTAGCGTTTTTTTTTACCTATTATGTAAACGATTGAGCTATATAAATTATTCAAAAAATATTAATTTTTTTTAAATTATCGGCCATTTTGCTAGATTGTTCGCTTTTTTGGATACTGGGCTTCAGGTCGGACTGGATCCCGACCCGAACCCGACCCGAACATTAGCCTCGACTAGCCCGAGCCCGACCCGAACACCGAACAATTGTTCGGTTTTTTTTCGCCCAGCAGGGCCTTCAGGATCTAAAGCGAACAATTATTCGATTTTTTTTTCGCCCAGCTCAACCTGCCTTCCCGAATTACGAACAAAAAAAAACCCACGCTGGAGCGTGGGCTTTGTAAAGTTTTTGTTTGTTTTTATTCTTTAATAAAGAATTGTTCTAAAATTGCTTCTACGTTATCTACGATTGAACAAAACTCTTCTTCGTATTCTTCTAAACGATTGCCGTCATCGTCATATCGATTATCAATGCTACCATATTGCTCAACGTAAGTAGCTAGGGTGGAATATAATTCCACCCATGTTGGAGCCGACAATTTAATTTTATTCATCTTCTGGCTCCTTCCAAAACACAACAATATCAGCGATATTATCTTTTACTTTGTCATAATGCTCAAATTGTTTTTTCAAATTACTTTTATCTACATAACCCCAATTATCATGGCCAAGCATTTCTTGACACGCTTCATCAAGGGCGTCTGAACAATATCTACTCATTTACTTTCTCCTTTTGTTAAGTTTGTGTATATACAATAGTCAATCATTGCCTGTATGTCAAATAAATAATAATATTTTTTTACGGCCTGTTTGCTGTTTCCTGTTGCTGTTAATGCGAACAATTGTTCGGTTTTTACAGGTGCAGCAGGTCTGGCCTCTACGCCAGGTACTCCAGGGGATACTGGTTGGAGGGATGACCAGACCCGATACCGAACAATTGTTCACAACCAGCCCGACCCGAAGGCCCGATTCTTTGCCTGGGTGTAGCTGCTTCTGGGCAACAAAAGCGAACAATCGTTAATTTCTGCGACTTTTTTACAATTTTTTTTGTGCCTGGTGTAAGCTGGGCAGCTCGGCGTGGAGCGAACAATTGATCGGTTACAGCTTCGCTGCAGGTCTGGGCAGGAGGCCCAGCTTCGGCGTAAAGCGAACAATTATTCGTTTTTGTGGAGGCTGCAGGTCAGGCCCTGGGCTGGCGTAGCGAACAATTATTCGGTTTTCTAACCCAGGCAGGCCTGACCCGAACAAAAAAAACCCCGAGCCAGAAGCTCGGGGCCTGTAATTTGCACGCTAGCCCGAACAATTCGGGGGGTGCAAAACCTGTTTTTCAATATAAACATGTTCACAATCTTCGCAGTAATCAATGATTTTATTGTTGTTTTCACAATAAACAGAATGAATATTTTCAAATTTTTCTTCACATAAACTACATTCAATCATTTTTTTATCCTTTCTCAATTTTAAAATCTGCTGATGATAAAAGGAAGTTCTCTTTCATCATCCTTCTTGCCTTGCCAACAATCAGGTAAAATAACGCTGGTATAGTAATCCAAGCAAAGTTTGTCGCCTCCTAATACTTGGTCGTAAGTGTCGCCGTAGTCATCAACGAACTCTTGCCAGTTTGCGTATTCTGTATAATCGCAACAGATAGCCACAACGTCTAATTCAATCTGTTTGTTGTCCATGCACTCGCTGACTTCCCAAAGGTGCTCATAAAGTGCTTTTAATCCCTCATAAGAAAAATGGTTCTTATAAGTATCCCATTTTCTAAAAGCATCGATAAACTGATGCTCGTTAATAGTTTCTACAATCGCCATAATTAAGACTCCTTTTGTTTTTGTTTGTCCTTTATGTATAGTCAATGACTGCCGATAAGTCAACAGCTAATTTCTCTTTTTTTATTTTTTTTTCAGAACTGGTGAAGCTGGCCTTCGCTGCCAAAAGCGAACAATTGTTCACGCTGTCTTCAGGCAGCAGGAACAAGCTGGGCGAACTGGGCCATCGGCTGTGTAAGCGAACAATTGTTCAAAGTGCTTCCCAGGCAGCAGGGCCGTGTCTGGTTGGAACTGGTCATTAGCTGCGTAAATGAACAATTGTTCGTAATCCCGAACAGCAGCAGGCCCGAGCCTCCCTGGTACAACTGGTGAATCTGGTTACAGGGCGAACAATTGTTCAGAACCCGACAGGCTGCGTGACCTGCTGGACCCCGAAGCCCGAACAATTATTCACTTGAGGCAGCAGGTGGAGGCCTGGGTACCCCGAAACGAACAATTATTCGGTCTGGGCAGCAGGTTGAACCAGGCTGGGCAGAAACCCGAAAAGCGAACAATGGCGGTTTTCTGCGGGTTTGGTGGTAACCCGAAGCCCGAAGGAACCAGGCATACAGCCCGAACCCGAGGTCTGGGCAAACCCGAGCCCGACTGCCCGAGGCACCCCCGCAAGTGTTTTCTGCTAATTTGTGGGTTTTACGCTACTATGTTCTATCGTATTTGGGTCGTTATGGGGTTTGTTCGCTATTTTCATGCGTTTATGGGCAAGTTCCTGAAATTCCTGTAGTTTTGTAAGTATTTGTTCTCTTGTCATAGTGTCTGCCTGTTCATGTAGCACATGGGCCTTATTTACAAGCAATCCTGTAGCCTTTAAGCGTAGTTCTTCAGCCCGAATAGCCTCACCGAACTTCCCGCTCTCCCAAGCCTCGTTACGGATCTTCAGCAAGTCCCGCACCGACTTCTCGATCGTTACCCCGAATCGACTCCGAGCCTCTTCTCGCATCTCTTGATAACGCTCTTGGACAACTGGGTTCCGAAGCAACCTAACTGCATCTACTCCAGGGTTAGCATATCCCGCTGCTCTCGCTGCAGAAGTCTGCGTCATATCTTTGTGCATAAAGTTATCAAGAAAAGCTTGTTGTTTATCAGTAAGTCTTTTTTGACCCGCTAATCGTTGTTCTCGTGTTAGATCTTGTCCGACTTTCGGCATAGTTTCTCCTATAGTTTATATGGGGTATGGGGCGGGTTACTTACCGCCCCCCTATACCCCCTTATAGGGGGTAAGTTCGGTAAGTTGGTAAGTACCAATAAAATCAATGACTTAGGGGGCATAAAATACTTACCAAGGCCTTCCGTAACCTCGGTAAGTGAATTAGATATACATATATAAAACAATGACTTACGACTTACCATGAATTTTACTTCCCGTGGTAAGTTCGTAAGTGTAAGTAAATCACTCATAAATGACCAGGACTTTCTCATCATTTGTTCGCTTAAACCAGCTACCTGCGTCAGTGCATTCGTACCCTAGTTTTTTCATAGTTCCCCAAGTTACGACAAAGCAATAATGGCAATCATTAGGTCCAGTTCCAGCTTTCTTAAAGCAATTAAGCTTATGATTAATGTCCATACTATGAACCCGAGTAATACCTTTTTCAGTTGCACAACCGAGGCAAATAGTTTTGTTATTTAAAACCAGCTCTCGGTTGCGTAAGATTTGTTCGCTACACTCGGTGCAGCGTACAGTTTTATGCTTTGTATCTAGGAAAGCCATCTTCATCTTCCTTAAATTTTACCTTTTGATGTAGTTTAAAATCGCTATACATAGGTTCGTTTTCCAACGTACCCTCTCCGTTCAAACTATCGCCATCAATGATTTTGACCCACATACGTTCTGATCCTACACCTTTACTTTTGCCATAAGCATTAGGTGGAAAGCGAACTTTAGTGTAGCCATCAAGCATAAACTGCTGATCTGAAGCCAAACCAACATTTTGTGGCAAAGCGACAATATTATCAGCTAATTTTTGACCTACTTTTAATTTAGACATCAGCTACCTACCTTTCTAAATACATCTAATTTATTTTTTTGCATTTGGTCGGCCTCATGCACCGCCCAATTAAGATAATCAGTATCAAGGCCAAAATCTTCATAACCCTGGGCAATAGTGTTGAAGTAATGAGCGGCGGGCAAAGCCACACCTTTATTACGCATGACGTAAATCATTACTTTACCATTAACACCTGGAATATCTAAATCGACCCTAATCTTCTTATACAAGTATGGATAACCCTCGAATCTATCTAGGGCTTTCTCACATTCTTTGGTGATTTTCCATAAGCCAATAGGCACTTGTGCGTCTTTGTCCTTAACAATGTCTGCAACACCATTAAAAACAAGCCTAAAGCCCTCGAGCATGAAGCTAATCATGGGTTGGGCTTTGGGGCAACGCACCGCCATATTGTCTTTATTTAGATTGGCACCATAAGCACCATAATACATAACATACTCCTTTCATTTAAAATGTTATCCTGTATATATAAGCATTCATTACCTATATGTCAACAAGTTAAATTGTTTTAATCCACTCAATAAATTTCCTGTAATACCGAACAAATAAGCTCGGCTTTTTGTGAATTGTTGTTTTATGAATGTGCAGTTTTAAATATTTAGTATTCATAATAGTAATCTCCATTATCTAATTTTTCTTCTTGTTTAATCAGATCACTAACATGTTCGTGACCATGTTCACCAAATTTTTCTTTGACCAGGATCAACGCTTGTTTGTTCGTTTTACCTTCATCAGTTAATAGACTACCGAAATATTCTTCGACTTCAATTAAAAGATTGTTTTGATAAGCAGTCATAATTATTCTCCTTTTGTTTATGTTGCTAGATTAAGATAGGATTATAGGAAATGAGTGCCAAATGTCAAACAAAAAAAGACCCAGATTTCTCTGGGCCCTTTTCACAAACATTTTAAAACAAAAGGAATGGTGCAATGAAACACCATTTTCTTTATACTATATATATAGGCCTAGAATGCCTATGTGTCAACCTATATCATCTAAAATAGTTCTAGAAAAAAGATGTGTATGATTTCTTGTTACACGCCCATATTCGATTTCTTTGAGTGCTCTAGGATCATCTTCAAATCTTTCATTAGTTTCTACATCAGGTAAAGGTTTAAAATCTGATTTGTTGTTGTGCATGGTAAGTAATTTTGCTTTAACACAACTTTTACAAAGTGTGCCATACTTTCTTTTTGTTTTTATAATAGGTAGCAATTTATCACATTCGCAACATCTATCATATTTTTTCATCCTGTACACTCCCCCCCATCCTTTTGACACAAATAAGATTCATTATTAAATATCCAATCTTGCTGTGCATTTACAAAATTTGCAAATTGTTTTAATGGCCTTCTTCTTTCAAAATTTTTACCTGTCCTTTCCTCTGCATCAATCCACCATTGTGCAAGCTCGGGGTGATCTCGTATCATTGAAGCTATTTGTGATTCTGATTTAAGAAAGCACAAATCACAATTACCTTTAATAGTTTTGCCCTGGACAATAGGAAGATTTAATTTAAAAGGTTGATTATCCCAAAAGTTATTTACATCAATTATAGAATGATTAGCATCAACCATAGGATAATGTGAGTAACTTCCATGCCTAAAACCTAACTTAGCTCTATGCTTTTCATCAGAACGAATACCCATAATATTGTGCCACTTTTTCCAGCCCAGGCTTCTAAGATACTTAGCAATCGTATCTCTTTTTAGAGTTCCTGTGCAAAATCTTTGCAGCGGATTAGGTAATCTTTTGTGTTTATTAATAAGCTTATCGAAGGGTTCTCCGTTGCGACTAGCTGAGTTGTGTGTAACAATTTTAAATATATGCTTGTTTTGTTCGCTTAAATCATATTCCAACCAGGTAACCTGCACGCCCCAGTAAACCGAACAATCATTCACAAACTGCAGCGTTTCAGGCATTTCTCTGCCTGTGTTTGCAAAACAAACCTGTACATTATCTGGTAATCCGTTGTTGTAATCGATAATTTGTTTAAGCATAAAGGCACTTGTTCGCCCACCACTAAATGAAATAACAGCATTGTTGTCTGGAAGCTTATACATTATCTCTCGCTGTTGAAGCCTCATATTCACCCCGACTCATCGGGCCATCACAAGCACCGAGCCATTTGCGACCACCGCTTACGCTGAACGAATACTTGGCTATCATACCTTCTTGAATTAGATCCCTTACTAATCCGTCTAATATTCTTTGTGTGCTATTGTTTAAAACTTTAGGAGCATCAGCATCACTCATCATTCGTTGGAGTAAAGCATCTGCACCTGATTGTTGTGTCATAGCCCTACCTTGCTCCTCACAATTAATAATCCAGTTATACAATGCAGTTTTCTTAATTTCTCTATTAGTTCCGCTATGTAGTCTTTGAATGTCATCGCTTCTGTCAACTAATAATCCGCTGTGCATATCTCTAATAAAGTGTCTAATAGATCTGTTTGCTGGACCATTAGATTTAACTACTGCACCATCAAAGCACCTATTTCTTTGATAATCAATACCTAAATCCTGGCAACGTCTACGACCTGTAGCTTCATCAACTTGCCATAATGCAAAAGCACAACGTACACCATCAACCAATGCTGAAGTACCTCTAATCATATTTCTTGCTTGTTCTGGCGAACTGACAACTAAATCTTCTTTAATTTTAGTCATGTGATGACACATAATTACAGATGCACCAGTTTCTGTAGCTATCTGTGCAAGTAATCCAGTAAGAGCTGCACCCGCAGCAGGATCAGCGTTGACATCAGCGTGAACAAATGATGCCAACGGATCAAACACAATCAGCTTTAAATTAGTCATTTGCTTTATTTGTTCGTAAAGTTTATCAAACTCATCACTGGTTCTGTAACCTTCATGAGTTTCTTGCATGATCGGAAACACACCACCAACATTAGGTAAGCTTACAATTCTTAGCTCGTGTTCAAAATTATTTCTATGATTGTCTATATCAAGTCTTTCAACTCTTCGGTGCATTTCATCTTCGTCATCTTCAGCAGTAAATATAATTGTATTGCCATATTCATTAATTAAGCCACCGAAAGCAGTGGACATTGACTGACCGCTTGATACTTTCATTGCCAGGTCTAAAGTCATCATACCTTTACCAGCATCCCCAGCCGCTGAAAATATAATAGGAACACCAAGCGGTAATGTTTCACCTATCAAAAACTTTTGCTCGGGTGCTTGTCCAACAAATCTATTAACAAGTAAAGACTCATCTAAAAGGTTAATATTCTTTTTAACTTGCTTAATATTTGTATTAAGGAACTCATTAATATTAAATTGTTCGGCTATAGCATCAACTACATCCCATCGCTCTGGCTTGCCTCTTGGAGGTGTGAGCATGGTAACTGATTTAGCATTTGCATTCATAGCTAAGTCCTGGACAAGTTCAGCTACCTTTTTACCCGCTGAATCATTGTCTGGCCAAATAATTAATTCTTTGTCTTGTAATGGCGAAAAGTCAAATAAGTTTGCTGACTTTCTTGAAAGCATACCCGCACCACCCATAGTGCAAGTCGCAGTATATCCCAAATCATTGAGTGCATCTGCACACTTTTCGCCCTCGACCCAAATAATTTTATCTGAAGCAAGAATGTTCGGTATGTTATACAAGGGCCGAACATCAGGCATTCTTGGATATGTACTTTGACCAGTAAACTGTCTAAATTCTTTTTTAGGTTTACCATGTCCATCTAATACAGGATTACCTTCTTGATCAACAGTGTTATATCTGCGAACAAGACATAATATCTCGCCATGAGCATTTAAATATCTATGTTCGCTATCAAAAGGCGTATTAATATTTATTTGTTCTTTTAATTCTGTGTTAATTACTGGCTGCAGACTTTCATCAACTGGTCTTGTGTCTGACACATAGTCCTCAAAATATTCTTTTATCTCTGAAAGTTTCATCCCCCTACCTTCCATCATAATCTTAACAATGCCTCCAACACCATCAGATCCGTTGAAGTCTTGACCTTTCATAAAATATGGAGACCTTGGATTAATGTCTATTTTAAGAGACTTACCTGGCTCACCATGTAATGACCCAATAGTAAATAAATTACCTCTCATAACACCATTAGGATAAGTGTCTCTTAATATATCTATTTGCTTTTGAGCAGGCACTCTTTCACTAATTAAATCTACTAGTTCTCTACTAGACATGGGCT